TTTAGTAGAATAATTATATACAATCATTCTATCACAAATACCTGTTGTATTAGAAGCATTATTAACTGATGGATATAACCACATAGCTAATGTATTAAATGGATCAACTGCTGCTACTATTCTATCAGAATATGCTTTGTTTAAATTAAGATCAAAAAATCTATTAACTTTTTCTACACCAATACCTACTACGTTATCACCTTGTATTTCATAAAAACCATCATCTGCATAAAAAAATACACGTCTGTTATCTTGACATACTGTTTTTCCAAACATAGCTCCTCTATTAGGAGATATAACTGATAGTCTAAATACTGTTGCACCACCAACATAATCCATACGAATTATTTGGTTTTGTCTAAATACATAACCTACTTCTCCAGAAGTTATGGCTACAACTCTACCACCTGATCCTGGAAGGTCTTGATAGTCTGATTGTTTTCCTGTCCAAACAGTAATATCATTAATGCCTGACCATTGAATTCTATTAGTTGCTCCAACTATATTACCTACAACTAAAAAATCTCTAATTACTCCAGAGACTCTAAATACTGGTGCTGTACCAGCAGTTTGAATTGCTGTAAGAGCTGCAAAGTTAGTTGATGTTCCCATTAAATAATATTGAACTGCATCTACTCCATTACTTGCAATAACATATTCACCAAATTGAGTGAATGTCCAAAAGTCATCAGCATCTCCAGTTAAACTAGCTTTACGAGAAGTAAAAACTCCTGATGCTAATTGATATAAATTTGTTCTTGTTGCTACAAAATTAAATACAGCATTAGAGTTATCTCTAAATGAACCTGAACCATGTGCATCTTTACCTACAGTTGAAGCTCCAGAATATGATACCAATGATGGAAATCTTTTATAAGATCCCAAAGCATGGTAAACATTAGTTGCTACGTTTGCACCTTTCATACCATGTTCTGGTTGATCAGGCATCCATTCTCCAAAAGGTATTTGCATTATCTAGCCCTGTAAAATGATAGATCAGTTTGTATATCTGTTCTTTGTTGAACAGGTGCTCCACCATATGAATCTTGTTTGTCGTTATTTTCGCATCTTTCCATAGCTGCAATATACATTTGTAACCATTGTTGAACTTGGTTAGGATCTATACCACCTAAGAAGTTAGCTGCATGATATAAAGAACCATACAAGTATATTCCAGGGTGATTAGTTAAAATGTAATTTGTTGTATTAGTATCTGAAAGAGCTCCAAAACTTTTATAATATGATAAGTACCCAGTATAAGAAGTATCAGGGGCAGGCCCAAAACGTAAAGTTTCTGTTTCATCATCACTCTCAATTGTATAGACTCTAGGTCTAGCAGTTGTAGAACCAGCTTTAATTTCAAACATATTATGTGGAGTAATATACTCTAATACATACTTAGTGCTTGATGCCAGTATATAAAAAGATCTAACTCCAATAAACCCTGTAGGAACTGTTTCAGTTTCAGAGTCTATTGTAATAGCATCTATTTGTTCCATTTGTCTTATTCTTAGTTTAGCATTAAAGTCAGCTTCAGCTAATTTAATAAAGTCATCAGCTATCTCATCTGTTAAGTCAGTTCTGTTTAGCCAATTAGCTAATGCTGTTTTTAATCCTGAATATGTTGTTAATGCCATTATAAATTTCCTTCAGCTGTTCTGAAATATCTAAACTCACTACTATTAAGTTTAGTTCTCATTATTTTTCTTTGAATGTCTTTAGGTAATTGAAACCAGTTATTAGTTCCATTGTATTCTTTTGTCCAGATCGCTAGTATTAAAGGTGGAACACTTGCCACTCTTTTCATTTCTTTAGCACTTGTTAAATAACCTTTGTCATGATTATAAAGCTCTTTGTTTCTTTTTAACAAAGGAGTTACATCTTGAGAGTTATTAATAGTTAAAGCACCATTAGATTCTTGAATATATTTAGTTTTTATTCCACCATCATATTCTATTGATCTTATTCTAGCCATAAATTATTCAGTTAGTTCTGTAACGTATAATTCTCCGTTTGATCCACCTATTCTTAATACTGCAATTTTTTCTCCAGCTGAAATTTTAATAATTTCAACTTCATTTGCAGGTAAATAAGTAGTACTTGTAGTAGCTGTAGGTGCTACTGCAATGTGTATATGACAAGCAATAGTACTAACTACTCTTATGTATTCTGTACCATCTGTAAAAGCTGCACTTAAAGAACTTGTAGCTCCTGAAGTTAACTTAAGTACAGTTCCATGTCTTAATCCGTAATTCATCATTTTGTCCTTTTTGTTTGGGGATGTTACCACCCCCAGTATTTAATTATCTTCTAATTACAAATGTAACGTAAAGTACAATTGTATTAGTTGAAGCACCATTAGTAATCATTTCGATAGTACCACCTTCTGCAACGTCATTAGCTGCTGTAGGTACTGCTGTATCTACATCTCCAGCTGCTGAACCAGATTGTGTTACAGTAATTCCACCATTTGTAATGGCAGTTCCACCTATTTCAAAAGTGATTCCTCCATTAGCTGTGCCAATTGCACCTTGTAATGCAGTAATAATTTTTATTACTTTTCCACCATCAGGGATTGGTACAAATGTACTCGATGCAGTACTAATGTCTGCGATTTTTGCTGTTATAAAATAGTCGTTTAATGTTCTCATTTTGTTTCCTCATTGTTCCGATCATAACCCCTCTCTGATCTTCAATGTTTTTAAAGTACTAGGGGAGTAGTATTGAGGTTACTCCCCTATATACGTGTATCTATTATGAAGTAGTTAAGTCGGCTACTAAGCCACTTGCACCTTCATTTCTTGATTCAAGAGTAGCTTCTACTAAAAGTTGTCTTTTTTCAGAGTCACCAGTCTTAGCAAGTTCATGCATAGAAAAGTCTCTTAAGAAAGCAACACCCCAGTAATCCATATCAAGTACATAAGCATCTCTATCTCTAGAGAATCTATTAGGTACTACTTGCAATTGACCGAAGTCAGATGCGTATACGTCAACTGATGTGTATAAAGTAGCGTCTGCACCAGCATCAAATCTAGTACTATTACCAGTAAATCCTGATAATTTTTGTTTGTTGAAAGGGCCAACCATAATCATAGAAGGATCCCCACCAGCATTCCATACTGACTTAATTACTGATTTTAATTGAGACTCTGTGAAAGCTCTTTGAGTACCATTTGTGTGAGCTGCATTTCCTGCACCTGCACCAGAAGCACCAGAAACACCTAAGTCATCATTAGTTATGACCCAAGATCCAAGTGCACCTAATTGACGTGCAGTACCTGAACCACCAGTTACTTCTGCATTGTTAGAAGTAAGAGTGCTTTCCATGTCTCTTTTTAGCTCTTTAGCTTTTTTAGCTATTTGATAAGCGATCTCAGATGCTCTACCTGCTTTGTCTACAGATTCTTGAGTTCCTGTTATAACTACAGTTTTATCCATAATTTGAGAACTGTTAGAAAGTCTAGTAGTTGCGACAGATGCGTCTAAAGTTGCTTCGTCACCTTCGATAACAGCATTGTTTGTTACTGCTGCTGCTAAGGCGTCTGTTTGCCATTCGTGAAGAACTGCAGTTGCTTGTGTTTTAGCTGCAGAACTTAGGAAAGGCGTATCTGTTGGTGAGATACTGTAGATAACGTCAGAAAGATCTTCTCTTTCACCGACTGAATCATAAGTATCAAACGTGTTTGTTGGCTGTGCCATTGTTTATTTCCTTTGTTGAGATTTAAGATTAATCATATCGGCTATGGCATTACTAGCATCTTTAATATTACCAGTTTTCCGTAGCGTATTGATTTTATTTCTTATTTGCTCTCTACCTGAACTATTGCCTGATTTTGCAACACCAGCTTTTAAAACTCTAGGGGCATTAGCAACCTTCTTAGATGTCAATGGTCTTTTATCCTTTTGGGATTGAAAGCTCATAGCATCTTTTGCTACCATTAAAAATCTATGGTCTGCAAGGCTACCAATTTCCTGATCATTAAAACCATAATTTCGTAACGAATTACGTAAATTAAGTTTAAAAGTATCAGATTTATTAGGGTCGCTAAACTCTGGTATTTTTGTTGCAGCTAAATCTCTTTGTGCTTCAAGGTAAGTTTCGTACTGTTGAGTTTGAATTTCTCTTGCTTTACTTTTTAATCCTTCTATTCGGCTACTTTCTTGTCTTAATTCAAAGTCAAGTCTAGATGCAGATGTAGGATCTTCTTCATAAAGTTTAGCAAGGTCTTGTCCACCTTGTTTTTGTTTCACAAATTGATCTGCTGTCGATATTAAATCATTCAGCTCTGATAAACGAGTGTCATAAGTTTGACGCAAACTATTCTTTTGTCCTTCAAGATCTCTCTTTTCCAAACCTAAAGTATGAGTTTTTTGTCTATAATCCGAGTCTCTAGAATATCCTGCCTTCAGCTCATCGAGGCTCACCTCTAACTCTTGACCACTTACTTTTACTCGGTGGAGTTCAGGTGTCTCTAATTCTGTTGTAGTTTCTTCTTCAGTCTCAGTATTTTCAGTTGTCTGTTCTATTGGAGTTTCTTTCGACTCAGATTGACTCTCTTGAACTTCCTGTTTCTCAGGAATTGACTCTGAAGGTTCTGCTTTGGTTTCTGGTACTTGAGTGTCCTCTTTAGGATTCAGTAAACCTGAAATTTTATCTGCTGCACCTTTTATGCCTTGTATTGGTTCTGCCATATCGTTCCTTTTGTTGGTTGACGAAATTGAAGTTTCGTTAGATTAACTTCGTTTGTTTAATTGCTCGATTTCTGCTTGAGCTAGCTTTCCACTTGACATAACACTTAGTAAATGTCCTTTGATTTTATCCACCATATTAAAGGCTACCCAAAGGTTTCTACGAGTATCATCGTCTGCGAAACTTGTATTAAAGATCTCTAGTCTGTAAATTTCAGAAAGATCTTCAAATGCTTGTTTTAGAAGGGGATCGTCCAGCAGTTGCTGGGCTCGTTTGCCCTCCCTGATCAGTATTTCCTTGTCCATTTTTAAAGAAGTTTTGTTGTCCTTTTATTATCTCTTTCATTAGATCGCCTGATTTATTTAGATCAGCACCTTCTAACATTGATCTTCGTTTAAGTTCTAGTTCATCAATTTTGGTATTGTATTTCAATTCCATTTCTTTGATGGCTAGTTCATAATCTAGAAGTGCTTGTCTCATTCTGCCTTCTATATTCTTGCTCTCCGTTTCAGCTTTTAATTGTGCACGTTGGTTTTCACCTTGTACTTGAGCTAAAGTCACCTTCTCAAATTCAGTAGGTGGCTTAGGAGGAATAGGTGGCATTTGTGCTGCTCCCACTTCTGGATCCATGAAGTATGGTTCTATACTATTTAGACCTGCATTTTCAACTAATTTTTTCAAAGAGTTGTAAATATTTCTTAGATTAACCATTGGGCCATGAACATTCTGTTGTAAGTTGATTGCAGACATTTGTCTTTCTAATATCGCATTCATTAAAATCAACTGTTGTTCTTTTGATCCAGTACCTAATCCTACAGAAACTGTAATATTAACTCTGTCTTTCCATTCGTAAGGTCTCATAGGAATATACTTTCCTCTGATTCTTACAATCTTTTCTTTATTTTGGTATTTGCAAGTAAGCTCAAACATCTTTAAGGCTAGATCTTTTACACCAGTCTCAGCAAAGATTCTGGCAATTAACTCCATTCTCATTTGTGATTGTGTTAGAATTTGGTTTTGGCCAGTTGCTGTATTGTTTAGCGTATTTGCATCTAGCCCTTGTGATTGTCTTGTAACACCTGTTCTAGTTTCTTTAACAGAATCTAGGTAGGCTAACATACCACTTGCTTGTTCAGTAATCGGTTGTGCCTGTATAGGCATCATAACATTTTGAGGAGGTTGTTTTGTTCTTACAATTCCTCCAGGACGATTTGTTAAAAGATCATCCATTGAAACTTGTCCATCTTGTACTGCAACTCTGTTGTTATTTGTTAGATACATATTGTCTAACATCTGTCTCATTACAGTTGATTTTATTAATTGTATATCTTCTACTAATTCAGCAACACTTCTTCCATAGAATCTGTGTGGCATGATAACTGGAGTCATAGATACAAAAGGCATTGAATCTATTTCTTCCATATCAAGAAACTTCTTACCATCACCTGCTACTGTAATTTTTAATAATTCTGCTTTACCATCACCATCTACATCCATTCTTACATAGCATTCATGTATTAAAACATCTTGTGTACTTTTATCACCATCAGTTTCTCCATGTGAAAAATCTACACTTTGATGTCTAGTAAATTTATCTTCAGTATAATAATCTCCATCACCAGTTGGTAATGATTCAACTAAATCTTTATCATAGCCCATCTCAACTAATTCTGTTCTTGTTTTGTTCACTCTATGACAAACAAAGTTTGCAGTATCAATTGATTTGCATCTACGTTCAATTAAAAATTCTTCAGGTGGAACAGGTTCTATTCTAACCTTTCCATATAATTTTGTTCTATGAATAACTACATCATGTAGTTTAACTTTATCAATTTCTTTACCAGCATCATCTGTAATAGCTTCTTCGTATTCAGTATGATTTTTTACTTTAACTTCGTCAGAAGTAAGTAGATCTTCTAATTCGTAATCTGTTAATCTTGTATATTCTTCTCTTTCAGTTTTTTCAGCATTATCCCAATATACTTTTAGGATTCCATTTTTTTGAATTAGTGCATCTTTGAAAGCTGTATATAAAGCAAGGAAACCATCATTCTCTTTATAAAAGATATAGTTTAAATAGTCAGAACATTGTCTAGCCATTTCTTCATCTTCAGGCCCCATACCTTCACAATTAAATACATTATCACCTGCTGTAAAAATTCTCATCAATGATGGCATTAAACTTTCAACTGTATCTAGTACATCATTAGAAACAACTTGAGATCTACCTTCTTGTTCATTGCCAAGAGGTTTTCCTAAATAATATTCTAACGATTTTTTTCTTCTTGATACAAGTTCTCCACCAATATAACCTGATGAATTATGTATTTCTCTGCTTACTATTGATAATATTTCTTGATTTGATTTTCTATTTTTTTTCATACTACGTATTTTGTATCTATATTAATTGGTTTATCCCAGTCTGATGTATCAATTGGGTCGTGTACACATCCATATCTAAATGCGTCACTTGCGTGTGAGCACCAGTCATGGAGAGGTTTATTTTTAAAAACTTGGTTTTTATCGTCCCATTGTTTTCGATACTGTCTCAAAGCATCTAATCCTGTTTTACATTTAACTCTGTCAAAATAACAACTTGGCAAAGTATTTCTTACTGATTCAATTCCATGATCTACTTCTAACTTAGGTGCTACTTCAAAGTCAATACCCAATTCTTGAGAAACTTCTAACCTTGACTTACCTGTTCCAAGCTCTCTCGCCATAATATCGTGAGGTGCTATATGTCGACTATATGCATAGTCTTTATCAGATAGTACATCAGCATAGTGTGCTAAAGATTCACCTGAAGTTTCATAGTAATCTATTAAGTGAACTTCTTGTCCTACTCTTTGTGCAAACCATATTGCAGTTGAATCTCCAATTCCGAGATCCCACCAAGTTTCTACACCAACAGCTTCGTCTACAGGTACTTCACCAATTCTTTTTTCTTTATCTGCTTTAGTTATTAATCTTCCATAATAACTTCCTGATACTGCTGCAGTAAATGAACATTCAAATTCCTGTTCGTACTGCTCAGGACTCATAATAGCTTTGGCTTGTTCTAACTCGTCATCTGGAATTACTTTAGTTTCAGATGCTCTATATAGTTTCCCATACCAATCTTTATGACCACGTTGAGCAAAGTCAAATACTTCCCAAAATTGATTGTGTCCCATTGGAGTTCCAATAAATAGGACGGATCCTAGTTTGTCAGATACTGCTGGTCTTACAATTTCGGTCCACACTCTAGGGGACATGATGGCATATTCATCCATTACAACTTTATCAAATCCCATTCCACGAATACTGTCTGGATTATCTGCTCCAAAGATTTGTATACGTGAGTTGTTGAATAGATCTATTCTTAATTCTGTTTCGTTTCTACCACCACCATATTTCATTAAAGGTGCTGTGTAGAGTTTTAAATATTCCCAAGCGATGGATTTACCTTGACGATAAGTCGGAGCTATAAATGCACACAAAGATCTTGGTTTGTCTGCTGCTGTTTTAATTAATTCGTTTATGGCTAGTACGGATTTCCCAAATCTTCTATGACATACTAGGACACTAAATCTTTTTAATGAGTTATGTACTTCTAATTGGTAAGGTCTTGGCTTATAGGGTATTTCTATTTTAACGACTGGTTTACTTGTCGTCTTTTTGCCAGGAGACTTTGATTGCAATTGGTTCATCTGTTCCTATTTTCGATGTTGTAGACGCTAACCTTGGGTGAACAAATGGTGCTGCCTTTTCAGCTGCATACATTTTACGTTCAGGTGAGCTCATAGGATTGTTTAACACAGCTAATAGATAATCCAAAGGAGAATGTTGATATTTCTCAGCCATCTCTTGCATGGACTTCCAATTTTTTTTAGTCTTAGCACCAAAAGGTCTACCAGCTCCAGGTCTTTTACCACCTATGTTTGGAACTTTAATTTCTGTTGTAGATTTATTTATTTCGTTTTCGTGAGACATATCTTCCCCATGTTCTTTATGATTTGTATAAGTACGCTTAGGATCAATCATTATATCATCCATTTACCTTTTTTATTATATTGTCTAAATGCAGTTCTTGAAGCAGTTTTTTCACCCTTTTTAACAAGAGCTTTAGCTCCATAATATAATCCACTAGCAGCTAGACCAGTACCTGGAAATTTTAAAGCAACTTTACCTATGTTAGTAGCAGCAGTTCCTGCTTTTTTAAATAGACCAACAGTTGGAGCCACATATGATCCATATGTTTTACCACTTGATTTTACTACTTTAGCTGCTGATTTTTTAGCTTTTCCTAAAAAGTTTTTTACTTTCTTAGTTGCATCTTCTTTCCATTGTCCACTAACTTTTTTCTTTCCCATAATCTAACCTTTTTTAACTTTCTTACTGTATTTTTTTGCGTACATCTTAGCTTTCTTTTTACCAGCTTTTGTGTATGCGAACTTTTTCTTTCCTACTTGTGGCATTATAGATATCCTTTTTGTTTCATAATTTTATATCTTGGGTCTGATTTTTTTAATTTACCTAAATTATTATTTTTGGAAGCAGAATATAAACCAACTCCACCTGCTGCAACAGTTCCAGCAGTATATTTACCTTTATGTTTCATAATATGCTTTCCTGTTGCAGTAGCATACTTAGTTGCTGGCCCTTTTAATTCTTTTATAGACTGTATAGCACTTGTGTAATGTTTTTTTGCAAATGCTTTACTTGCAATAAAAGCTCCTTTTCCTATCATCTTAATAATCCTCTCATTGCAGCTTCTCTGGTTGTTGGCATAGGCATTTGACCACCTGGTCGTTTACCCATATTAGCCATTTGTTGTTGAGCTTGAGGATTTTGCTGCTGTAGTAAACCCTGTTGCTGTTGTTGTTTAGCTTGTTCTGGCATCATCTTTGCTTTAATGATCATAGCTAACTTCTGTCCATCTTCAGGACTCAAGTTAATTAATTCACCAGCTAGTTTTTCTAATTTTTTTGTCATATTATATAAACTTCTTAGCGTAATCTAGGATTTTAGTATTTTTCTTAAACTTCTTGGACTGGAAGTTCTTTTTAATATCCTGTTTTTGTTTAATTATTCTTTTAATAGGATATGTCCACATATTTACAATTGATTTTCTCATTATCTTCCTTGTCCTTTGTATCTATTTAGATTTTGCTGTAGTTTTTCCGACTTCGATTTCGATTTTTTGTGGATTCCTGGTCTTTTTTTAGGTTGATCCCTAGGGGTATAGCTAGTAAACTTCTGCTTAGCCATTAATCGTCAGACATCATATCCCAAGCTGCTGCTCCTGCTACAGCTGAAGCATATCTTTTCTTATTTCTTCTAACGTGCTTATAACCTGTGTTATAACCAGCTAAAGCTCTAGTTCTATTTGTTGCTGAGATACCTACTTTTTCCATGCCTTTATTGGCATATTTGCCTAATGGTGTAAACTCTTGTTTAGTTTTCATAGTTTTGGCTGCTCTTTCTTTAATGCCTGTAAAAGTAGTTTCTGTTCTAGCTTTTTTGCCTTTACCTATTACTTTTGAAACTGTTGTAGACTTATATGGTGATAAGTGCTTAGTTTGTCTAAGCATTCCTCTACCTAATGTCATTAACATTCTTCCTGCTGCTGTTATCATATTATGTTCCTCTTATTGTTGTATTGTTGTTGTATTGGTTATGGTGCTGTAGAAGACCCCCCTATAATGATATTCGATAACACATCGAAATCATGGAGGGTGAATCTTAAACCCGTCTTAATTGTTATTGTCTTTAGTTCTCAGCTCGCTGTTGCTCGCTTCTTTATTCGCTGCTAATCGCAGCTATTGTTACTTCATCTTATGCTCAACTTATACTACGTAGAAGTCGACCAACGATGTTGGTTAAGATGTTGTGTTAGTATATCTAATACAATGTTGTTAGTACCAACTGATATACGCTGACACACGTGACAGCGATATAAGTTGTTATTATATATTGGTAATTGGTTAACTCTCGCTTGTCGATTGATTAACTGATTGCCGATATTAATCTAACCTATTGATATATCTAGTGATCTTGATTGCTAGTGTAGTTAATAGCAACGTATAAAGTATCTATATCCACTCATTATCAGATGTGTGTGTGTAGATCATAACCTAATAAAAGGAGATAAGATGAACATCAATAAAATGTTAAATGATACTATAACAAGCGTTAAGAGTACTTATGATAAGACTAATCTTAATCCATTCCCAAAAATACCAGAAAAGATAGAGATAACTGTTAAGTTTGATATAGCTGGTACCTATGGTGATAGTATAGATGCCTTAGATAAGCTAACTCCAGCGAGAATACAACAAATAGTAGGTATATTTAAGAAACATCAGAAAACTATTACTAAGCTAATAGAAGATGAGATTAAATAATGACTATTATAACTAATCTGATGTACCTGGCAATTGTGCTGGGTATCATCAGTATAATCTAGGAGATAAAATGATACCATATAACATAGAGTTACAACTAGAGGGAGATATAGATAGAATAGGTAATTATTTTATGAATAATTTACAATTTCCCTTACCTGACGACCCTGTTATCAAAGCTAGAGAGCTTGAGTGTAATAGGTTTAAGAGAGTAATAAGAAAATACAACAATCGTTTGTTACAAGTATCAAACAATCGTTGATTAATAATAACTAACCAATAGGAGAATAATATGACAGTACAAACTACATTTCTTCCAAGAGAAGAATTTATAGCAAGTAAACCATTAGAGGAAAGAATAGCACATGTTAAAGCTAATCCTCAAATATATGCACCTAAACCACAATATGATCTTATTAAAACTGTATTAAATAAGATTGAGGCTTTAGATAGCAAGATGAATGAGATCTTAGCTAAGAAATAAATATTGGGTACACCCCCCCTCCTTTGAGGGGGAGTAGCCCTTTCAATTAATATAGGAGAGTATATGGGATTAGATCAATATGCACATTTAAGAGATCAGAAAGATTTATCATTCAATACATATGATGATAACTATAATCCAGAGAAAGATGGATTTTATTGGAGAAAACACGCTAGATTGCAGCAATTTATGGCTGCTATGTATAAAGAGCAGACTCCAGAAGAAATAGATGAGGGCGACTTTAACTTAGGTTTTAATGGTGGCCCTGTAATAATAAACGAAGATGTACTAAATAAACTAGAGAAAGCTATAAATAGCGATTATCAATATTATATAGCTACAGATGGTTTTTTTTGGGGACAA